CAGTTCCTTGAGGCGTTCTTCCTCTTCTTCGGATATTGCGTCTCTGGCACGAAAGAATGTTCCGGTTGCCTTGGCTCCTGACCCAAGACCTGAAGCGATTGCTCCGACTACTGCTGGTGATACTGCCATGTCTAACTCCTACAAATAAAACAACTCTATGCTTACGCCCCATGAGAAGATGGCGCATTGTCCGTTCTCGCTTCTGCCTTTCAGTCCGACACCGAAGCTTGCCGTCGTCCCGTCTTCCACCAGAAAGCCTGACGAATATCGTGTTGCCGATATGTTCAACCCTGGTGTAAATGTTGCACCCCCCACGATCTGGGCATCAGATTGTTCTGGGAACTTATGATATGAATCATTCTCTTCATTGTCGGACTCGGCATAGATGAAGGACAACCCATCCGTATAGCCATCGTTTCTCGACTGCTCTTGAATCCACCATTGAAAGAACATAGTACCGGGTCTTCCTGCATCGACAGTGAATGTCGTCTCTGGAATGATCAGATACCTCGTTGTCGCTGCGCTTCTTGTCGTGTTCCATCTGGTCAGGAAAGTGTAGTTCAGAGTCTGCCAGGAGTGCTGTTGTCCACCGAACATGCCACTGCAGTTGTTAGTGACGGTCGTCTGTGCATCAATGACACCCGGCATGATATGTTTTGTGTCTGCCCATTGCGTGGCTTTCAAGTCTCCAGCAGTCACATCATGGCAATAGTCTTTCATGCCGTCCAGGTTTCCCTGCAAGTCCGATGCGGTCAGCGTGTTTCCCGATACCCAATTTTTGGTTGGTACATAGGCCATTACTTTTCCTTCATTATCATGACGGCAAGCTTACAGTCATATATATGGAGAATAGGCGTAAATGTTGAACTAACGGCAGGATAGACCAAATAATTCGAGGTGGATGCTGCATCATAAATAGGCACAAACAGACCATTCATTACAATTCTAAAGGTGATGGTTGGGGTTCCCGCTTCTCCTGCTGTTATTCTGTGAACCCAGCTTCCTGTTGCCATCAGTCTAAATCCAGTGCCAATGTCATTAATAAGATATGATAGACCACCGACAGCGGCATCAATAGGCGCTTCATTTTCCGCTGCAGTTCCACGATCAATAAAAGAAGCGTGATGAATGAAGTTGCAAGCATTGCAGTCATCGACATCAATGCCATTGTATGCACCAAACACAGCAGTATTGAACGCACCTTGACCTGGAACATCCACAAATCCTGCACTATTCAAATCCCATTGAAGGGATTGCGCCCAACAATGTGTTTCTGTCGAGACTGCTCCCGCTATCGTCCATGTTTTGGCGCAGTCTGCAAACCAATAAGCGCGAATGATATCCCCTTCTGCCAAAGTGATATTGTTTCCAGAGTCCAAGTCCATAGTATTTGGCAATGCTGTGTTAAATGCCACATCGGAGATGGCTGTGCCACCGGAACTCCCGCAGTTTGCAGACTCCATCAGATACAATTGAAAGCCATTTCGCCCATTGATCAGAGAAGTGGCTGCTATTTGAGGGTTGTCTATGCCTGAGTTCCTGACATTTGTCTCGTCAATGCTCGTCGTTCCGCTCGTTACATCCGTAAACTTCGTGTTCAGGGTCGCAGGATCGAGTTTGGTGTCTCTGTCGAAGTTGTCATTGTTGATTATGCTCATCTCCACCTTCCTATGACGAGAGAGCGCATGCCCCAGAAATGCATCTGCACCTTGTGAAGCCAATCCGTCTTTCCCTTGGGGGTCATTCTAGCTCTGATCACAAGCTTTCCCGCGCCCGCTGGAGCAAAGGTATTGCAAAAAAGTTTGATCGTCTGCCAGGGAAGGCAATACTCGAAGGTGTTCAGCAATGGAACCCCATTCCATTCAACTGCCAGTTGGACTCCTTTGTTATTTATTGTCGATCCAAACACCATGTTGAAATAAACATTGATATGCAGATGAGTCGAAAACTCAATGTACAGCATTCCGTCTTTCAGATTGGTGTAGTCCTGCTCTACGATGTTGATCCAGCCACCATTGTAGGTCGTATAGGTCAAGCCCCAGAATTGTTTTTCTGTATTTGCTGGTATCGCAGTATCCGTAAACTCTGTGGTCTTGAACTCGCCATGATCGTTCAGATAGACTCGATGCATGGCATAGTCTTCCACCATTGCCTTGGTGACTGAGTTCTGAGGCAGTTGATTCCGGTCCAATCCACCATTGAGGGAGGACTTGTGGGCATTGTACTCCTTGTTGAACTGCTCATAGTCGGTGATGTTGTCTGTTCTCGCCTGTGCTTCCGTCCATCGTTTCATGTTCTCTTCCCCGTGATCATTCGAGTCCCAGCGGCAGTGAATTCGACGGCATAGCCAATAAGAACCATGTCATTGGTTGTGGATATCTCGAACTGAAAGTGCGAGCAAGACCCTTGCGCTATGGGATACCTGATGGGTGTTGCCAGAGGTTCCTCCCAAGGAGTGTCAGAGCCCGTTGTGACGGTTGCAGTGCCATAGATGGACTGATCGGCATGGTCACCCCTCTGCATGGTCATCGAGGGGCTTGTGGTCCCTGAGTAGTTGAAGTCCTTGAAGTAGTTCATTGCAATGGCATTGCTTCCTTGAGTCAGGACGTAGAGGTAGACGTAATGCACGTTCTTCTTGATGGTCTCGTCGCCCATATCCATCCACGGACTTCGATAGATGGAAGTCGGAGGTACGTTGTCCACGATGACATCTTCGACAATGCTCTGACCAAGACATCTGCGCCTCGACACGACGAAGACTCCAGCCTGACTTCCCGCTCCCGCATCGGTTCCCTGGTTGTGTCCGAAGAAGATGTTGCCGAGATAGTCTCTTGCAAGGCATCCCACTGGAAAGCCATCTCGCACCGAGAATGCGTTCTTCTCTACATGGTAGACGACGCCCAAGCTGGGAAGGGGGTTCCCGTCTGCCGGGAAGTAGCAATGCCATTCCTTCCACTTGGGAGAATAGATGGCGCACGCCCTGGCTATGCAGTCTGGATTGATGCGCTCCATCGTCTTGAGCATGTGCATCGAAACTTCCTTGATGCCTGGACTGTCCGAATATTCCATGTTCGAGCTGATGGCATAAACTCCATCGCTTGCAAGAAAGACCACACCGACACCGGGGATATTGGTAACCGTGTCGATTGCTCTGGTTCCAACGTCTGCCGATATGGGAACGACGCTGAAGTTGGGATAGTCTCCGGTTATTGCATCGATGCCATTCTCTCTGAAGACCAGCAGGAAGTTGAAGTATGGATACAACCCGGTGATTCCCCCCACTCCTCTATTGCCAACCTCCATGAAGTTAAGAGCCTCGAACTCGTCTGGTTTGACCGGCTTGCTGTAATGGAGAAGGGTGTCGTTGTCGGCACCTCCGTCGATGAACAGACAGTCCTTGTAGACCGCGCCGAAACGGGCTCTTGTCGAAGGCATCGTAACACTCGAAGTCAAGCCTGGAGCAGTCGAGCCCAAAGCTCCATCTGGAACAGAGTCCCATGCAGACTCGTCCGTATTGTTGTTGATGTCCTTGACGAAGAAGAATTCGGACTCGGTTCCTCCTCCTTCCGCACCATAGTTCTTTGTTCTATACAACCTTCTGCCTACAGTCCCGTCTGGTCCTGTCGGTATCTCGATGTATGCCGCATACTTTCTTTTCGATGCAATGGTCGTCCATGCAATCTCTTCAGACTCTCCAGACAGAGGCGATTCCGAACCTGCATTATTAATATATGACATTCTCCACTTGTACTTGTTCTCTTTTGCATCTGTCGGTATGCCCAGACCCGCATCGTCTTCCGGGGCGAAGAAGACACAGACGTTCTGTCCGATTGACGTTGCTGCGGAAGATGATGTCTCGATGCCCCACGGATTCGGAGCGTCAGGAATCGTATGCCATCCAAGATCGTACTTGAAGGGAACATAGGTCATCGCATTTCTGTAAAAGGGCCAAGCGGCATATTTGATGGGACGGTCATAACCGTTCAATATGATCATCCATCGACCATAAGGAATGTACTGTGTAGGCGCTTCGTTCAATGCCGGTACAGTTCGTCCAGACTCCACAGTATGAAGAAACATGATGGATTCGACAAGATGATACAGGGTTCCGTCAGCCTCGAAGAGAATACTCTGCTGCGCCCCCTGATGTCGATTGAACATGACCAGTGAATCAATCCTGCCTATGGAGGCGAATGGCGCGAAAGTGGATGCTGAATGTAGACTATATCTCTCATACCCAATGCGGTCGTCCCATCCACCCGTGTACTTGTCCACGGTCCAGTTGGTCAGCTCGGTCGCACCATCAGGCGCTTGAGGAAGCTTTTCATAGAGACCGCCAAGGGCCTTGACTTGTGCTT